ACTTCGGATTTGGCATAAACGGCACCGACAAAACACCAACAACAGCAGCGCTCCACTGTGTTGCTTTCAACACACCGTGTAATTTCCAACACGGCGGAGAAGCCAAACACCCCGCCATAAAATACCGTTCGTCTGAAATAATAACTCTTATATACACCCGCAAGTCCCACAATACAAAACGGTACAGAGCGCATCACCGGCATACGGTAAGCCCCTGTTTTGACGAACAAAACCCGCCTATGGTGAGCCCTGAGAAACCCTCATCCCATAGGAATTACCCCATGAAACTCAACGCCCTTCGTGAGCAGCGATCCACCAAAGTCGCCAGCATGAAAGCATTGGTGGACAAAGCCGCAGCGGAGAGCCGCGACCTGTCTACCGAAGAAATCCAGCAGTTCGACGCCCTCAAGGTTGAGGAACGCGCCTTGGCCGCTCAAGTCGAGCGTGCCGAATACCTGGGCGACATTGAGCGTCGCTCTGCTGGTGAGCCGGTATCGGGCAACCCTTCTGCTGACTTTGACCGCCTGGCCGGGTCGGTGTCCGTGGTCAAGGTTTTGAAAGCACAGATGGAAGGCCGCAGCCTGGACGGGGCCGAAGGTGAATATGCCAAAGAAGCCGAAAAGCGCAGTGGACGTAAAGCCGAGGGCGCATTCGTTCCGTTCAAGAGCCTGGAGAAGCGCGCCAACACCACCGCTACCGCACCTAAATTGATCAGCACCGACCATCGCGCCCAAGATTACATTGGCCCGCTGCGCGAAAGCCTGGTAGCCCGTGCGCTGGGCGTTCGTGTCCTGTCCGGCCTAGTGGGCAACGTGTCCATTCCGAAGTTCGGCAGCGGTCTGGAAACAGGTTGGGTTACTGAGGGCCAGGCGGTGCCCGAGGGCGAAATGGGCTTCGACGCCATCACCCTGACCCCGCGCCATGTCGGCGGCAAAACTGAAATGTCCCGACAGTTGCTCCAGCAATCGGCCCCTGGTATCGAGCAGTTGGTACGGGAAGATCTGTCGTTCCTGATCGCCAAGCAAATCGACCGCGCCATTATCAACGGCTCCGGTGCTGCTGGTGAGCCACGCGGCATCCTGAACACCTTGGGCATCCAAACTGCCGATATGCCGGACACCTGGCTTGAAGTGCTGGCGATGCTCCAGAAGCTCGATGACGTGGAAATCGCCAACGGTCGCTGGCTTACCACCTCGACCATCCGCACCCTGTTGGCCGGTACTGAAAAGGTCGTGGGTTCCGGTAGCGGCTTCCTGTACCAAGGCGGCACCCTGGCTGACCTGCCACTGACCACCAGCAAGAACGTGCCCGATAAAAAGCTAATCTTGGGCGACTTCTCCCAGGTGCTGCTGGGCGTCTGGTCCGAGGTGGATATTCTGGTCAACCCATTCGCTGAACCGGCCTACAGCCGTGGCGGTGTGCAGGTTCGTGCTATGGCGACCGTCGATACCGCCGTGCGTCACCCGCAAGGCTTCGTCGTAGCGACTGGGGCTTAATCATGGAACGGCGTACCTTCAGCATCGCGCAAAAGGGCCGGACGCTGCACGGTTACGCCGCCCGCTTCGGTGAACCTGCTGCCATTGGTGGGTTCACTGAGGTCATCCAGCCGGGGGCGTTCACGCGCTCCCTTGCAGGACCTGCCGCCGCCAGTATCCGAGCTATTTACGAGCATGACGATTCAGCCCTGTTGGGCCGTGTCGGAGCGGGCACCCTGCGCCTTAAAGAGGATGACGTGGGCCTGGCCTTTGAGCTTGACCTACCAGACACCACCCTGGGCCGCGACGTGGCCGAACTGGTCAAACGTGGCGACCTGGACGGATGCTCATTTGGCTTTGTGTCGGTCACTGAGCAATGGGAAGGCGAGCAGCGGAGTTTGCAAACCGTCGATCTGCACGAAATAACCATTACCGCCAATCCCGCCTATCTGACCACCACCGTATCGGTGCGCAGCCACAAGCCCATGCACGCCCTGGCGAACGCTCGCCGGTATCTGGAAATCCTGGAGTGCATCCGATGAAAAAGTGGCTTGGCCGGATGTTTGAAACCCGCAACAACACACCTGCTTTTGACACCTATTACGACCGTTTCGCCACCGCCCAAAACGTAGCGGGCGTGACGGTCAATGTGAACAGCGCCGAGTCAATCAGTGCTGTGTATGCCGCTGTAGCCGCGATCAGCGAGACCGTAGGTAGTCTGCCGCTCGACGTGTACCGCAACACCGAGGACGGGCGGGAGAAGGCCAAGACCCACCCGCTGTATCACCTACTGCATGACGCGCCCAACCACTACCAGACCGCTCTGGAGTTTCGGGAGCAGATGCAGCGCCATATTCTGCTGCGCGGTAACGCCTACGCCGAGATTGTTTGGTCGTCTGCTGGCCGGGTTGAAGCCCTTCTGCCCCTGCACCCTGACGGCGTGTCGATCCTGCGCACCAGCACCGGGGCATTGCTGTATGAGACCACCAACAAGGAAGGCCGCACCAAGCGCCTGCTGGCTGATGAAGTCTTGCACCTGCGCTATCACAGCGATGACGGCATTCTCGGTCGCTCGCCTATTCAGGTTGCCAGGGAGACGGTGGGCCTTGCACTGGCCGAGCGTACCCACGGTGCCAAGATGTTTGAACAGGGCACCAAGCTGTCGGGCGTGATCGAGACCCAACCCGGCACCACCAAGGTGCAGGCTAGGGAGATTCGCGAGTCGTGGTCTGAGGGCTATTCGTCGGTGGCCAACCACGGCAAGACCGGCGTACTGCCCCAGGGCGCAACCTTCAAGACTGTGAGCATGACGCTTGAAGACGCGGAATGGATCGAGGCCCGCCGTCTGTCTGTTGAGGAAGTAGCACGCCTGTTCCGGGTGCCGCCCGTTCTGATTGGTGATCTGCGTGAAGCCAACTACAGCAACGCCGTGGAACTGGGCCGGTACTTCGTCACGCACACACTGCGCCGCCACCTGGTCGCATGGGAGCAGGCCATCAACCGTGTGTGCCTGACCAGTCCGGCGTTCTTTGTGGAGTTCAACGTGGAGGGTCTGTTACGTGGTGACAGCCTCAACCGCGCCCAGTTCTATGAGAGCGCAATCAACACCGGATGGATGCTCAAGAGTGAGGTCCGCCGTATTGAGAACCTGCCAACCATTGAAGGTATCGACGATGACAAAGAGACCCCGCCTAAAGACCCTACCGCCCCGCCTAAAGGAGGCCCCAACCCCACTGGAGGCAATGAAGGCAAGGGCAAAGGAGAGAAAGAATGAGCAAGTACAAACCGAAGGTCCGTGTAGTCCCACTCAATAGCGCAGCGTGGCAGAGCCTGCGCGCGTGCGTACTGGCGGAGGAGCCACTGTGCCGCTGGTGTCTGGCCCGTGGGCTGTATGTAGCAAGCACTGACGTGGACCACATCAACAACGATGGTGATGACAACAGGCGAGTGAATCTTGCCGGTATGTGCCATTCGTGCCACTCGGTTAAGACTGCTCAGGACATGGGCAAGAGCACGACCCGAGGCCATGACGTGAACGGATTCCCGCTCGATCCGAACCACCACTGGAACACGGCCAAAAGATCACCAGCAACCGCCGTTGATAGGACCGCCCCCTCCCTGCTCTTTAAACGCTAACTGCCTGAAAACCCATGAAAACGACCGACCGCCGTACCCGCTCCGACAGTGCCAAGGCCGCTGTAGCCGCCAGCCAGGCCGTCGCGTTTGGACCGCTCCAGCCGCCAGCCCACGTTCGGCTGCGCGACTGCGACCGGCCTTTCTGGAATGCCATTGTGACCGCTCGCCCACGCGACACCTGGACCGCCGCCGATCTGGTGCTGGCCGGAAACCTCGCCCGGACGTATGCCGATATGGAAATACTGCAGGAAGGTATCGAGCGCGACGGGATGCTGGTGGACGGCAAGATCAATCCCGCGTGTGACCTGCTGGATAAGATGACCCGCCGTGCCCTGGCGACTGGCCGGCAACTGATGGTCGCCACCATCGCCACCGTGGGCAAGGCCCAAGATATTCACAAGGGCGCAGCACTGGAGCGGGAAGCGCGACAGCACATTGACGATGACTTGATCCCAACCTTGGAGACGCTCCAGTGACCCGCGCTGAAAAGATCATCGCCTTTATCGAGCGCTTCTGCGTCACTCCCGAAGGGGCGGACGTGGGCAAGCCTATGATGCTGGCTGAGTTCCAGCGCCAGTTCCTGCGCGACGTGTACGACAACCCAGCGGGCACACGACGGGCCATCCTTTCCGTTGCACGCAAGAACGGTAAGTCGGGCTTGATTGCTGGCCTACTGTTGGCACACCTGGTCGGCCCCGAGGCCAAGCAGAATAGTCAGCTCGTATCGGGTGCCATGAGCCGTGACCAAGCAGCACTGGTATTCAACCTCGCAAGCAAGATGGTGCAACTCTCGCCCGCCCTAACGAAGATTGTCCGCATCGTGCCCAGCGGCAAACGTCTGCTGGGGCTGAACCTGAACACCGAGTTTCGCGCCCTCGCCGCCGATGGCAAGACGGCACACGGCCTATCGCCCGTGCTGGCTATCCTCGACGAGATCGGCCAAATACGCGGGTCACAGTCTGACTTCGTTGACGCCATCACCACCAGCCAAGGTGCCCACGAAGCGCCGCTGCTGATCGCCATCAGTACCCAGGCCGCTAACGACGCCGATCTGCTGAGTCAGTGGATCGACGACGCCCTGCGCAGCAAAGACCCGCGCATCGTGTGTCGGCTCTACGCTGGCGTCGAGGGCTGCGACCTGATGGACGAGGAAGCATGGAAAGCAGCCAACCCGGCACTGGGCCTGTTCCGTTCCGAGACTGACCTACGCGAGCAGATGCAACAGGCCGAGCGGATGCCCAGCATGAGCAACAGCGCCCGTAACCTGCTTCTCAACCAGCGTGTGAGTCTGGACAGCCCATTCATCAGCCCGGACGTGTGGGCCTTGTGTGATGCCGAGCCAGAACCCTTCGAAGGGTTGGTTTACGCCGGTCTCGACTTGTCCGCCCGAACTGACCTGACAGCCCTGGTGCTGATCGGCAAGGCTGGAGGCGTGTGGCAGGTTCGCCCGTACTTCTGGACGCCTGAGCAGGGGATATTCGACCGCTCACGCAAAGACCGCGCCTCCTATGACGTGTGGGCTCGACAAGGATTCATACGCACCACGCCAGGTGCCACCGTGGATCTGGAAGCCGTCGCCCTCGATCTGGCCGAGATCCTGAGTGACTGCGACGTGGCTGCAATCGCCTATGACCGCTGGCGCATCGACGTGCTGAAAAAGGAACTGGAGCGCCTGGGTCTGGAACTGCCACTGGTGCCACACGGCCAGGGCTTCCGAGATATGGCACCCGCCCTCGATGCCCTGGAAGGTGAGCTGTTGAATGGCCGGATTGCCCACGGTGGCCACCCAGTCCTGACCCTATGTGCCGCCAACGCCGTGGCAGTGAAAGACCCAAGCGGCAACCGCAAGCTGGACAAGAGCCGCCGCACTGGCCGCATTGACGGTCTGCAAGCCCTGGCAATGGCGTTCGGTGCCTCGCTGGTGGCTGAGACTCCCTTTGATAGCGACACCGAGGTATTTTTCGTATGACCACCGTGACCCTGGACGAAGCCAAAATACACTTGCGCGTCGATCAAGACTTTGAAGACGGTTACATCACGTCGCTGATCCTCGCTGCCGAGGGGCACGTCAGCGTGTACCTGGGCGATGACTTGCCCAACCCTATGCCCGCCCCAATCAAGACCGCTGTCCTGCTGCTGGTGGGCGATCTATTCGAGAACCGGGAGCGCCAAGGCGACCGAACGCTGACCGAGGGCACAGCGTACACGCTACTACTGGCACCGTACCGCTCGATGAGCGTGCTGTGATGCAAGCCGGGAAACTGCGCTACCCGGTCTCTATTGAGAAGCCGATCGACACTAGAACCCCAAGCGGGGGATTAATCCGCACTTGGGAGGAAGTCAGTCGAGAGTGGGTCGATATCGAGAGCATCAGCGGTAAAGAGTTTATGGCCGCCCAGGCACTCCAAGCCCAGACCATTTACAAAATCACCCTGCGCTATCGTGATGACCTGGTGTCGAGTTGGCGTATCCGGCAAGGCGTGAAGCTGTACGAGATCACCGCCGTACTGCCCGACAGTCGCCGCCGGCGGATAGAACTCAGATGCAAGACCGGGAAGTAATCCGCGCCACGTTTTCATCACTCACAAAACGTGGCGCGAGATTCAATTCTGTCCGCCTGACAGAATCAAAAAAGGCCCCGCCTGGTCAATAAGTGCGGGGCCTTTCTTTATGCTGGTGCTGGTACGCTGCTGGTACGGCAACCCGGATCTGGTAGGTAAATCCGGCGAAACCCTTTAATTATATGGTGTCCCAGGCGGGGTTCGAACCTGCAACCTTCCCCTTAGGAGGGGGATGCTCTATCCAATTGAGCTACTGAGACACATCAGGTGCACCGCACGTTGCGTGCAGTGCAATCAACGGCGTGCATGGTAACGGCCAAGCCTGGATTTGTCATGTCGTCCGTGGGCTTTTTCAGTGTCGGTACGCAGCCCAAGGTGGGGGGCGTAAACGGCTTCGCGCGGCTAAATGCCAAGCCAAGAAGCCCGCTCAGACCTTTTGAATGACCGTAAAGCAGATAAACTACCCAACCTGACGCACATTTATCATAATCACTGCTGGCATAACGCCTTTATCCGGTTCAATATTTGTCACAGAATTGACGCCAGGGAAGTGGCTGACTTGAGGCATGATGCATGCCTCTTAGCAATTCAGGTTGAACATTTGGCCAGCAGGACGGTCTTAAAACACATCCTGCGGCCAATTCCGAGAACCGCTCCCCTGAACTAACCGGTTAATTATAATGCGCCCAGTGAAACAGGCAATTTACTCCAGCCGCACAGCTGACAAGTTCGTAGTACGCCTGCCAGACGGAATGCGCGAACGCATTGCCGAAGTGGCTCGCAACCATCACCGCAGCATGAACTCTGAAATTATTGCTCGTTTGGAGCAAAGCCTTATTCAAGAAGGTGCCCTGGGTGAAGAACTCAGCATGCGCCTGGACAGCCCCGAGCTCTCCCTGAACGAGCGTGAGTTACTGCAACGCTTCCGCCAACTGTCCCACCGCCAACAAAACGCCCTGGTTTCATTGATCGCCCACGATACTGAGTCAGCATCTGACGCGTCCTGATTCAGCCAGGCACAAAAAAGCCAGCATTTAGCTGGCTTTTTTATGGGCGATGCTCAGGCATAAGCACCGCCTATGGCCGGCCCAGGTTGATACCCGAGCCGCCGCAGACATTTACAACAGAAAGATGGTTGCCAACCCCAGGAAGATGAAGAAGCCGCCGCTGTCTGTCATGGCGGTGATCATCACGCTGGCCCCCATCGCCGGGTCGCGCCCCAGCTTGGCCAGTGTCATGGGAATCAGAACCCCCATCAATGCAGCCAGCAGCAGGTTCAATGTCATGGCTGCTGTCATGACCAGGCCCAAGGACCAACTGCCGTACAGCAAGTAGGCGACCACACCGATCACGCCGCCCCACACCACGCCGTTGATCAAGGCCACCGCCAGTTCTTTGCGCATCAAGCGCGAAGTACTGCCGGTGTTGACCTGGTCGAGCGCCATGGCGCGCACAATCATGGTGATGGTCTGGTTGCCGGAGTTACCGCCGATACCAGCCACGATGGGCATCAGGGCCGCCAAGGCCACCAGCTTTTCAATCGAGCCTTCAAACAGGCCAATCACCCGTGAAGCAATAAACGCGGTAATCAGGTTGACTGCCAGCCACGCCCAACGGTTACGCAGGGATTTCCACACGGAAGCGAAAATATCTTCCTCTTCGCGCAGACCGGCCATGTTGAGGACTTCGCTTTCGCTTTCCTCACGAATCAGGTCGACCATTTCATCGATGGTCAAACGGCCAATCAGTTTGCCGTTCTTGTCGACCACCGGGGCCGAGATCAAGTCATAACGCTCGAACGCCTGTGCAGCATCGTAGGCGTCTTCGTCCGGGTGAAAACTCACCGGATCGCTGGCCATGACTTCGGAAACCTGTTTGTCGGGATCGTTGACCAGCAAGCGCTTGATCGGCAGCACACCCTTTAGCGCGCCGTCGTAATCGACCACAAACAATTTATCGGTATGACCCGGCAGTTCCTTGAGACGACGCAGGTAACGCAAAACGACTTCAAGGCTGACGTCCTCGCGGATCGTGACCATCTCGAAGTCCATCAGGGCACCGACTTGATCCTCACTGTAGGACAGTGCGGAGCGGACACGCTCACGCTGCTGGGCGTCCAGGGTCTCCATCAGCTCATGGATGACGTCTCGCGGCAGCTCAGGGGCCAGGTCAGCAAGTTCGTCAGCATCCATCTCCTTGGCCGCTGCCAGGAGTTCGTGATCGTCCATGTCGGCGATCAGGGTTTCACGTACCGAGTCAGACACTTCAAGCAGAATGTCGCCATCACGGTCAGCCTTGACCAACTGCCAGACCGTGAGACGGTCGTCCAGGGGCAATGCTTCAAGGATGTAGGCAACGTCGGCGGAGTGCAGGTCTTCCAGCTTACGCTGGAGTTCAACAAGGTTTTGCCGGTGGACCAGGTTCTCGACCCGGTCATGGTGATGGCCTTCCTGACGATGAGTCAGGTCTTCGACCACACGCTGGCGATTGAGCAGCTCGATAACTTGAGCGAGGCGGCTTTGC